AAACTATGGATTTAAAAAATCAAATATTGGTAGCACTTGGTCTTGATAAAGACGAAGAAGTAATGATGGCTTGGCAAGCAAAGTCAGAAGACGGAACTATTTTCGTTTCAACAGCTGAGGAATTAGCAGTAGGAGTAGATATCTCTGTTTTAACTGAAGATGGTACGACAATCTTATTGCCAATCGGTACGTATTCTACAGCTGAAGGTGTTACTTTTAGAGTTGAAGAAGAAGGTATCGTTGCTGAAGTTATGGAAACTGAAACAGAAGAAGTAGTTGAGGAAGAAGAATTGACTGACGACTTAGCAGTAGTTGAAGATTGGGAGGGTATGGAGAAAAGAATACAGAACCTAGAGGACGCTGTAGCTTCATTAAAAGAAGATAAAGACGGAGGAGATGATGAGGTTGAAGAAATGGCTGAAGAAGTTGTTGAGCCTTCTAAAAACCCTAAGTCTATTAAGACTACAGAAGTAGTTGAATTTTCAATAGAAGATTTAAAAGCAGAAAACGAAAGACTAAAGACTGAATTAGCAGCACAACCTGCTTCAGCTCCTTTAGACACAAATAAATTTAGCTCAGAAAAAAATAGTGTTTCTTTATCTAAAAATGAAATATCTAAAATGACTAAAAAAGAAAAATACTTATACAACTTATACAATAACTAAAACAAAAACAAAAAATGGCTTTAGCAGTAACATCAAATTATGCAGGGAAGGCAGCAGGGTTTTATATCTCAGCAGCTTTAAGACAAGCGAACTCTATGGAGTTCCTAACAATGATAGAGAATATCAAGTATCGTAGTAACATCCAAAAAATGGATGCAACTTCAATGGTTCAGGATGCAACTTGTAATGTAAACTTAGCAGGAACACTTACAATGACTGAGGCAGTATTAGAGCCTAAGAACTTAATGATTCAGTCTGATTTATGTAAGGCAGAACTTTTAGATTCTTGGGAAGCATTACAAATGAGAGCAGGAGCAGGAGCACCACCTCCACCATCTTTCAATGATTATGTAATCTCTTATATGGGGGAAATAATTGCAGATGCAACAGAAAACTCTATATGGGTAGGTAATGACGCAACAGCAGGAGAATTTACAGGATTCGTAACAGGAGGAGCAGTTGGTAGATTAGTACAAGCAGGTAATACTGTAGTTGATGTAGCTAATGTAGGTGGAGCAGGAACTGCTTTCACAGCAACAAACATCATTGAGAACTTACAAAACTGTACAGCATCTATCCCAACAACAGTTTACACAAAAGAAGACTTATATATCTATATGAGTCCTAAGTCTTACAGATTATACATTTCAGCTATCTCTACTTTAGGATATGTGAATGCTTACTCTATGAATGGCGACTATGATGCAGTATTTGAAGGAATCAAAATTGCAGTTTGTAATGGAATGTCTAATGACGTTTTAGTAGCAGCTCAAAGAAGTAACTTATACTTTGGTACTGACTTGTTAAGCGACCAAACTAGAATTGACCTTTTAGATATGGCTAATTTGGATGGTTCAGATAACATTAGATTATTAGCACGTTACAGTGGAGGTGTTCAAGTAGGTATTGGAGCTGACGTTGTACTTGTATCTTAATAAATAAATAATACGGAAGGAGGGGGTAAAACCTCTCCTCCCTTAACCTAATAAAACAAAAAATATGGCTTGTACAGCACTAACAAAAGGTAGGGGACTTGATTGCAATCGCATATCAGGAGGAATTTCAAATGTTTATTTTGCAGTTTATGACCAAGTAATATCTACTACAATATCTTCTTCAGAAGTAACAGATATTGATATGGGAACAGATTCTCTATATAAATACACTATGCCTTTGGGTGTAGCATCAGTATCTGAAAGTATTACAGGTTCTCGTGAGAATGGAACAATTTTTTACACACCTACATTAAATGTAATTCTTAACAGACTTACAAAAGAAGACCAAAATCAAATCAAACTTTTAGGACAAACTAAATTAATTTGCTTTGTTGAATTAAATGCTACACTAACTAACGGACATAATGTTATAGTTGCTTTAGGTGTAGTAAATGGAATGGAACTTAACGCAGGTACTATGGATTCAGGAGCAGCTTGGGGAGATAGAAACGGATATACTCTTACCTTTGACGGATTAGAAAAAGCACCTTTTCCAATGGTTGTAGATTACACTACTACACCATTTGATAATGCAGATTCAGGAGGAGCAATAACTATCGTTACATCTTAATTAGTATTCTTTTATATATTTCTTAGATAAGGGTGGCTTAATTGCTACCCTTTTCTTTTATTAATCCAAACAGAAACAGACTTTTTCTATTATATAGT